TTCCAGCGTAGGCCGGGAGTTATATAGCTACTCCAGCCACGAGATTCTTCCACCAGAGGAGGTTGTATTTTGATACCCTTCACGACTAAGGAAATCCGAAAAACCTACGAGCAGCAGAAGACTATCAGGAAAACTGCTGAAGTCCTCGGGATCAGCCGATCCACTGTCAAACGCAGACTCCACGGGACTCCGAAACCTCGAGGCCGGCCGCCAGTTCCTCTTGCCATGAAAAAGTCTTGGCATACGAAAGCCTACGAGTGGTTCATGAACCACCAGACCGAGCCCCCATTACCTCATTCTCCGACCGAAATCGCCAAGCTCTCCGGATTTAAGGTGTATCAAATATCATACATCTTAAAGTTACGCCAGCAAATCTTCTCCGAGAAGCTCTCCCAGCTCCCCGATCTTCGGGATCTCGACCTCATACTCGTAGACACCCTGGGCCGCCAATTCTCCACTCGTGCAGTCACTGCCTACACATTCAACAAGCCGAGTCCTTACGACGGCTCAATCACACTGCGCTGTCTGACGGGGGGGGTGAAGTTGCAGACAGTGAAAACGACGCTCGGCGAGCTCGAAGAAAAGATTGCTACTTGCCGGAATACAAAGGATTGAGGTCGAGGGAGAATGGTTCCCTGAGAATCGGAGCTCCAAGGAACTCCAGGAAATTGTTGTCCCTGATTCCCTTGACCATGTAATCGAGTTGGACTCCACCTGGCATTAAGAGTCTTGGGATGTTGAAACCTCGACCAGGAACCCACCATCCGAAGTTCCTCCAGAGATTGACTTTCGCCATGTCGGACTGCGGCCCTGACCCAAGAGCCTGCGTTACGTCGAACATTGTTGACCACAGAGGACCCCCGTTGAAGCTCATGGAGTCGATGAGGTTGAACCCACTGAAGTTCATCCCGAGGGTCTTGAACCCCATGTCAAGGGAAGTGAAGACAAACGCCAGTCGTGCAGCAGTCATCAACCGGTCCGACAGGGGCCCGGCCGACATGAAGCGGCGATACAAGTCAATCTGATTTATGTTGTAGACCCCGAATTTCCCGAACATTCGCCCAAAGAATCCCGTGGAGATACGAGCCCGATTTTCCCGGGAAAAGTCGCCCATCAGAATGCTGATGTTGGTGGCTGCGGCGAGGTTTCGAGCAGCATCAGATTTCCCCCCCTGCACGAGCTTCCAGATGGGCTCAAACTCCGAATCCCGGAGATAATTGAGTCTCGCAATATCCCGGAACTGTGACACATCACCAAGATGCCCTGCTTTCAGTTGTTCCAATGCAGTATCGAAGGCGTTGTCAGAACTCATACCCGCAATGACTCGTGAGTATAGCTCAGAAGTCTGCTGGAACCGCATGAGTTTCTCGGTGAACTTTACCCCCGAATTGCCAGTAACTTCGGCCAAGTCGGTCCACAATCGGTCAGTTAAGAGCCCACGTTGGATGAACTCCTCGATTTTATTCACCGAGTAATCGTTGACTGCTTTGAGAAAATGCTGTCGGAACACTGGATACACGTTGGTGTAGGCTTGTAGAGAGTTTCTCCAGCCTGCCATTGGCCTAAATCCCAAGACTGCTTCAGTCATCACGTTGCTTATACTGCCTGTAAGATCGGTCGTTGGGACATTGTTGAAGCTCTCCTGCAGCTGCTGAGAGAGTTTTCCGTCACCGAAGAATCCTACTGCCCGCTTCATGGCATTCGCCGTCATCGTCGAGACCTTGAGCGAAAGGTTTGCAAACTCCTGTGTTGTGGTATCAGGAATTGCCATCAAGATTGAGTAGTAGCCGGTGAGTGATTGCTTGAGATTATCCGAGATTGCGGGATTGGCGGCATTCTCAGTCATCCAAGTAGCAAGACGATTCAAGGGACTGCCCACGAATCTTTCTCGAAAGCCCTTGTCGATATAGTAGTTGAGCATGGAGTAGATGTTGTGGTCATTATGCGCATTGAGGAAGGCATCCATTCTCAAGTTTCTCGAGATAAACTTATAGCCCTCAGCGTCTGGGCTGAGATTCGGGAATAGCCGAGCCATCTTCTCATCGATGCTTGCACCGGTCAGTGCCACCAGCTCACTGACGTCATTCACATTTCTGAAGTGAGGTACGGTGTTCTCGAAGAATCCTGTGAGATCGATCCCGAATTCCCTACCGAGAGCAGCAATGAGATTCTTGGTTGCACGAAGTTTGGAGATATCCAGCGGGGTCAGCTCAAATTCTGGGTCAGCCATGTAGGTCTTTGCCGATTTTGCCCAATCAGCTTCTGGGACTTGCGCGAGCCATCCATAGAGCTTGAGCTGCTCGGGGCCCACCAGATGCCCATTCTCGTCGGAATAAATCTGTCCGAGCAGCTCAGTCATTCTCTGCTTCTGGCGTTCAAACAGTCTCGTGCCGATTTTGATGTCTTGAATGATTGGACTGAGTTCTTTCGGTCCCCCATTGTCGATGGACTTCATAATGTAATTGGTCCTCGGCATAATGTAGTAGTCGATGTACTCGGACAGTTTGGTTCTCTGAAGAATTTTGGCTCCGTCAGTGATAGCCTTTCCGGTATCGGGGTCAATAAGTGGGTTGACTTTCGAAGGCTCAAACTTCATCCGGCTCGCAATCTCTGCGACTGTTTTTTGCATGGGATCATCTACCCCCCCGTCAGACAACTTGAGCAGGTCATCGACGCCCGGGTTGTTGGGGATTGAGGACAACAGTCCTCGAAGTTCTTCCTGTGAGTGCAAAAGCCATGTATGCTGACCATCGCTGGCAGCCATCATTCCGCCGGGAGCTGGAGAAAGCCGGATACCTTTTCGTGCGGCAGCTTTTTCGGCTTCCTGCCCAGCCCTGCTCATTCTTAACAGAGCCTGCTTCATCTCGTCAAATGTCTCGAAAACTTGTGTATCGTTGAGAGAAGGGATGTCAATGACGTATCTTCCGTTGTCTACCGCATGAGCCTTCACCACAGTTCCGTCGGAGAGAGTCTGCTTGAAAACTTTTCCGACTGGAATATCAGGTTGAGAAAAATCCTTGATTGCAGACAGCATCTGTGCTGGAGTCCCTGAAACCATTGTGTTGGTAAATACTATCCGGCCATTCGCATCAACAATAGTTGGCGGCAGTAGATTCGTTGGAAGAGCTTTCAGATTCCCCGAGAAAATCACATCATCGAGAGTATTGTAGGACCCAACTATTCGACCATTCCTATTTCGAAGGATGTATGCAGTTTCCTCGGTCACAGGGTTCTTCTCGACCTTGAGGATGAGTCCTGCTTGGCGATGGAGAGCATCAGAGACTTCGTTGAGCCCAATTTTCCCCTCAACATACATTGAATCCCACAAGACTGCTGAAGCATCGTCAAGACTCTCGAGCTGGATGGGTTTCCCTCTGAGCGTCAGCACATACTTCTTGTCGGGCGTCATCTCGAACTTTCCAGCTGGGTCGATATTCTTCACCGCAGCCTCGACAGCATCGAGGTTGGCTTCTGGGAATACATTTGCTGGTTTTGCAATGCTGTCCAGGAGATTCTTCATCATCTCCTGAGTTTGTGGGGTAGTGATTTCCTCGGGGATGAAGAGTTTCCCCTGCTTGAAGGCTCCTTGCGCATACTGATTGGCGAACTCTTCTTCTGGGACTATGCCCTCGAAACTGAGCTTAGAACCCGTCTGCCCTATCATGCTCTTCGCCAGCTTCGCCAGAGCTTCGGGCTCGTAGGATTTTGTGTTTGCGATGACATTCTGAGCCATTGTCGCTACGTGAGCTACCGGGAGGTCATCGAGACTCAAATTGGAAGTGAACAGCCGAGTTACCTTGACTTCCTCATTCCATCCTCGAATTACATCATCAAGCGTATCGAGGCGTTTGGGCAAATTGGCCTTGATGAAACTGAAGGCTTCGGCGAAGTTGTCGAACGGCTTTCCGACATTCACTCCATCCTGCACAAGCTGAACGGCCTTTACCCCGCCATTGGCATCGGGGATCAGCTTGGTATCAAAACCGGCAGATTTTGCGAGGATTTTGAAGCCGTCTGCAGATGCCGGGTCATATGGATTGAGGTGAGTGTAGGTGTAGCCCTTGGCGATGGCGTCGACAATTTCTTTCTGCTGCTCCTTGCTCGCCGAATCGAAGACTTCCTGCGGGATGCTCCCGTCAGCAAAGGAGTGAAAGATTCGAATGGAAGTCTGAGGGTCAGTTGCCTTTTCCAAAGTATCTGCGATTGCTTTTGCATCATCGACAGACTTCATCGTAGGAGTCTTGAACAAGACTGTTCGCAGGGGCTTAATCGCAATATTCCATGCGTCCCGGAAAAGTTGACCCGCAAGGTCATACGCTACACCTTGGCCGAAGCTCGAGGCAACACCTCCCCAGAACTTCGAGGGCCCGTATAGCTGCCCTTCCTCTACGAGTCTTGGGAATGACCGGGCTACATCAACGACTCCTTGCATCCCCGATGAAATCATTCTCGGAAGAGCGTAGCCGTAGAAAGCCTGCGCAGTCTGAGAAATACCTTTCTCCGCTGCCAGTTCGCCTACATTCTTCCACACACCTTTCAGGAGAAGCCCACTCCCCGGACCCATCCCGCCTATTAATCCGGTCAGGGCGATATTTTCCGCCATCCCCACGCCAAGACCGGTGAGTGCAGCGAGGTCCTGAGCATCTTGGGCTGCATTTTTCGACATCTTGGAGGCGAGCATTTCTGACAGCTTAGCGTAGTCGTGAGTATGAAAGGGAATCTCGTTGAAAACTTGGGCATCAGGGTTAAAGAGTTTCTCAACGGCATCTTTGCCTGCGAGTGCTGCTTTCGCCACGAGACTCTCGGTGAGCGCACGATTTTTCACAATCCACGCAGTAGCTTCTTTCTGCGCCGAGGCGTCCCCATTGTCGAGCCGTTCAGCCAGCCAGAGCGCCCGTTTCATGTCCGCTTGCTCTGACGGGGGGGTTTGTCCTGCGGCGAATGCCTGACGTTCCTCGTCAGTCAAAGTTCCATCAAAGTTCGGAGAGACGGGTTTCAGCCCGATGACGGTATTTTTCCAGATGGATTGAAGAGCAGCCTGTTTGTCTTGAGGATTGAGTGCAAGGAACTCTGGGTCTTTTGCGAGGTAGCTCTGCAGAACCCCCGCAACCACCTGCTGCTGCTCGCCATAAGAAAGTTTTTGGTATTGGGGGTCAGCCTTCATCTGGGCAAAAGCAGTCTGAAAGTCCATTCCTCAACCTCACTTTCCGTATCTATCTATGAGACCCTTTACCGCAGCATTCGGCTCTGAAGTTTGGCCCGTCTGAGTTGCAGGGAGCTGTTCACCTCCTGTAGATAACTCGGGAGCTTTGTAGATAAGAGTTCCTGCAAGCCGTCCAATGAGTCCAATAAGACCTCCGGGTTTGGTTTCTGAAAGTCCAGGGATAGGTTCTGTCTTATCACCTGTGAGGCCTGTGAGCATCCTTGTAATCGAAGCGTCGACAATTTGGACCATCTGAGAATACACTTTAATTGATTCCTGAGAAACTTTGGGATTGCTCATCAAAGTAGCCATATCCCCCATTAGTTTCCCACGAGACGCAATCAAGGCTCCTACAAACTGTTGCTTGCTATTTTGAAGAGCAAGCGTATTCTGGGCGAGGGCGATGTTATTCTGGACCGCGAGACGCTCACCTTCGAGCTGTGCCCGGGCAAGGTTCAACAGAATCTCACTCTCGGTGTTCACGGTAGTGGCAGCATTGTGGCCGTAGAGCATCTCGGCTTGCGTGGAACTCATGTTGTCGAAGAAAGTGTTGGCCTTCTTCACGAGGTCAATGCGCTCAGCGGGACTAAGTTGATTCCAAACAGCATTGGTCCAGCTATTGGCAACGATAGCTGCCCGGTCAATCTTGGCCTTATCGAGTGCGGTCAGTTCAGTCTGCGGGCTTTGGATGAATTTATTCAGAGTATCAATAGCTTGTTGGAAGATATTCTGGCTCTGAGGGACAGGAGGAGGATTGGCATTTCTGCTGACTTGAAGCCGCTTGATTTCCTCAGCTCTCCGAGAATCTTGACCCGTGAAAAAGCCTTGAATCGCAGTCTCCGCCTTTGCAACATCCCGAAGCGTCATTGTAGCCACAGCAGCTTCCCCAGGCTTCGAAGGAGGAACCTCCCCAGAAGCAATCGCAGTTGCTCCAGCGATAGTATTTGCTGAGGGAGGTTTGGCTGCTTTTGCTGCTGCTTCCTGCACACTTGGAGGAATAGTAGTCTTACTCGCTGGAGCTGTGGGAGCTGGAGTAGAAGTTTGAGCGGGCTGAGTTGCAGGAGGTTGGGTTGCAGGAGCTGAGCTAATATCTTGAATTTCCGGGAAGAGACCATTATTTCGTGGCCCAGTATCCGGCATCACCATGGTATCAACAATTCGTCCTGATGCTTTCGCCCTAATGCCTGCTGCCCACTCTGCATACTGAGCATCTTGGTTTTCGAGAGGAGCCTGACTTTGGGATTTCCAGTAATCAGGAATCAGGGGTTCAGGAATTTCCCAGAGGGGCACATCGAGAGTGCCTTTTGCAGCACCAATAGCCTTTTCAGCTCGAGAACGAATATTCGACTCATCAGTCGGGGAGAGTGCAAAACCTCGAGCTTTGTAATACTGCACAACATCATCAGCAGTAGTCAGAGGGATAAGATACCCAGCTTTCATCAGAGCTAGGGTAACGTCCGGTTTTGAAGTAATACTCTTAACAAAGAACCTCATATCCGGGTCATATCCAAACTGAAATCCAGCTACCGACTGGCCTTGGAGCTGCTGAAAGCTAGTTCCAGGCGCAGTAACCCATGCGACACCATTTTTCCCAAAAGCCAAAGCCTTTGGGTCCGATTCTCCTGTGGAGAGGTCAATTGCAATATTCCCACTATCCCACGGGTCAGAACCAGGTCGTGTTGCATACACGAAAACATCTTTTGCCGAAAGTGGAACAGCAGGCTTCTGACCACCCCCACCACCTGCATTCCCACCAGATCCAGCTTTCTCCATTTGTGCTCTTCGTTGCCAAGGATCAAGTTGAACCCCACTATTTTTATCTTTTTGCATCAGAGTCTGTGCTTTGGTAGCCCAATTTGCTCGGGCAGCCTCTACTTCCTGCTGGGTCATTGGAGCCAGCTTTACGTAGGTTACTTGACCTGTATCTGAGGGATTTGTGAGAGTAGGAGAAGGCTTGGTTGCGCCCGAAGGAGGTGCTGCATTCGAAGCAGAAGAAGCTGTTCTATCCTGCCGGAAATTGGGAGGTCTTGTTATTCCTTCGTAGATTGAAGAAGGTTGCCTGAAATCGGGGGGATATGTTGTTTTAGCGTAAAGCTCTCTCGCTGGTAGAGAAGAATTTTGCTGAGCTGGAGTAGCCGCCGTGGGCTGAGCAGCAGCTGCCGACGGAGCTTGTACAGGTGCTTGCACAGGAGCTTGTGCGGGAGGTTGGAGATTCTGAGCGGCATCAGCCCAAGGTTGAGTCCTGGGGAACTCGTACTGGAAATTCTGGGCAGCCTGCTCCCAAGGTCGGTCCTGTGTGAATGGCATGGGTTGAGGAGGATTTTGAGTGTAGTATTGCTGCTGGGCTTCGTCCTGAGCTCGCATCCGTGCGACAATTTCAGGAGGAATATATGGAGCCTGCTGTTGTGGGGGATTTTGGGCAAAGGCATCCTGCTGCCCGAATGTTGACGGCATGAATGGGTAGTTCGGTGAAGGAGGTCGGTTCGACTCAGGTTGTGGAGTTGGGGATGCACCTGTAGGAGTAACTCCCGGTAGAACAGTTTGCGGAGCAGTCTGGGGCTGAGGGAAAGCCTGCGGGGGATTCCCTCCTGCTGTCTCCCAAGGGCGTGTTCTTTCATATTCCTGTGGATAAGCAATCCCCCCAGCACCAGAAGACCCTGCAGGTGAGCCACTTGCTCCTGTGCCGGTTTCTGTTCCAGTCCTTGTGCCAGTTTTTCCACCTTGCCCACCTCCATTTGGTTGAGGAGGACTCTCGGTCTCTTTGCTAGAAGTTTGCGACCCCGCGGGAGGGGTAGGTTGAGTTGGCTGCGGAGGGGGAACCTCGCTGCCTATTTTTCCTTGGTTGTGGAGTACCCAATTCATCTGGCTGGCAGTGGAGACAGAACTTTGAGCATCCAGCATCATCTTGTTGGTGGCATCCTCGTAATAGGAATCGGGGCGATTGGGGAGCCCACTTGCTACATCCAAATTTTTGAGAAGGCCCTTCAAAACAGGTGTTGCAAACCCATTCTCAAGAACCATTGCAGGAGAGTACCCCTCTTGACCATAGACGTCGAAGATAGTTTTGAGAGAATTCAGCTGCTCGGCAGCAGTTTGGGCTGCGTACAATCTTCGATTATTTGCTGAGTTTTTGGCAGCGACCATCACGTCGCCAATATTCTTCCCAATGGCTGCGAGGAACTGTGGAGTGTTATCCTGCTGGTCAACGACGTTCGCTTTTAATACCGTGGGCATCTAATCCCTCCTTATTATATAATCGCCGCAGCTGCTGTCGGGGCTATTGCACCAACTGCACCGCCGAGCTGTTCAAGGAAGCCCGGGGTTCTTGCATAGGTCGGGGTGTAGTAGGCTGCATCGTTGAACTGAGTACCGAGACCTGCGGCATTTCCGTACAGCCCGCCATACAAATTCGCCATATTCCCGTAGCCTTGCGCAGCATTCCCGAGCCCATTGAGATACATATTCTGCATCTGTGTACCGTAGCCTGCGAGCGCATTTCCTGCATTGAGCCCAAGCTGCTGTTGCTGACCGGCGAAATTCATCCCAAGTTGCTGGCCCTGCAATCCCGCATTCACAGCGTTGTTATACGCAGCTTGCTGAAGTGCAGACAATTGAGTCCCAAGTTGCCGACCTTGCATATTGAGTTGCCCGGCATTATTGAGTCCTGCCTGTTGCATGTTGAGTAAGTTGGCTCCAAGTTGCTGCCCGGCTTGATTTGCTCCGATTCCTGAAGTAAGCCCACTCAACTGCTGGTTGAGCAAATTGGCTCCGATATTCTGCTGATTGAGACCGTTCTGTGCCAATTGTGCCATACCTGCACCCGCAGCTCCAAGCTGTGAAGCCTGCTGACCCATCCCCGACAACCCAAGTTGTGCTGCATTGAGCAGCGCATTGTTCGCATTGGAATACCCGGCTCCTGTAAGACTCCCTACTGCATTCCCCATTGCCTGCTGCTGTGCGGCGAGGTAGTTGGCTCGAGTATTCGCAAGCTGTGTCTCGGCATTGAGAATTGGGTTCGCTGTGGCTTCAGTCATCGATTTCACTGCTGCGCCAGTATTGAGAAGCCCTGCGTTCGCCAGTTGCCCAGCAGCCTGTCGCCGAGCTTCATCAGCTGCCGCAGTCGCCAGCTGACGAGTGGACTGGTAGACTCCCGAAAGAGCCTGGTCTGCCTGCTGATTCGCCAACTGCGCAATTCCCCGCTGCTGGCTCAAGTAGCTATTGGCCGCAGCTTCTGGCGACAAATTCTTCGTCGCTTGGAGCGCAGTATTGTACAACCCTCGACTGCCTGTCATCTGATTTACGAAATTATTCACATTACCGACATTCCCGAGCGCACTGTAAATATTCCCTGCATTTTGCCCGTACATTCCAGCCTGCACTGCACCCTGCCCGAGAAGTGAATTCCCCTGTTGACCAATATTCTGCGCAGCATTGAGAATTGCCTGTCCTTGCTGATTATTCATCAGCTGGTTTCCATAAGCTCCGAGTTTCGCAGCCTGCTGTGATAGCGCATCACCAAAGTTGTTGTTATACATCGCATTTGCCTGCTGGCCGTACTGATTCGCCAGATTCTGCAAACCTTGACCCTGCTGGCCGCTCAACATTTGTGAAATCAAGTCGTTGTACTGCCCAGCAGAGCTCATCAAACTCTGCAATCCTCCAGTCCCAGCATTCAGATACCCTCCCGCCAAGGACCCAGTGTTACCTGCTGCTGCTCCAAGCGCACCATATCCCGCATTTGCCAAGTTCCCGTAAGTCCCCAGCTGACTCCCCATACCTGCAAACATCTGATTGAGATTCTGACCCCATGCAGCATTGGCAGCCTGATTGAGCATCTGAACATCGTTGATATTCCCAATTCGCTTGTAATCCATGTTTTGGGGCGTCATCCCATTATTCAAAAGCCCATTCCCCCCACCACCACCCTGTCGATTCGTGCTCAGAGCTCCGTAATTCCTATCATCACGCTGAAATGGGTTTTCTCTTGGTGTTTCTGTAGGAAAATAAGTCTGTGGATTTCTCTCTAAATTGTTGAAAGATATGTCTGGCTCATAGTTATAATTTTGCTGCGGAGTCCAGGAAGTAGCTGGATTTTGGTTTGGCCTTGGACCATAAGCAGGTAGTTCATCTAAAGCATCATTCGTGAAGTTCCCTTGTCTGCCCCCAAATGGAGTCCTTCTATTATTTGCCGGAGAATCCCCAAAAAAATCTCCATATTCAAAATCCATACTATATCCTCCTTAACTCACCCGTAGCGTCCCACGCTGCTGCTCGGCCCCACGAGCACGAACCCGTGAAGTCAGCTCCAATATCGTCCACGGTGCACATGCTGCTGTAGTTCCATAACTCACACTACCTGTAGATATTCTAAACCGAATCGTCGGTCCTGTCATCCGGAAAGTAATTGCATCCTCGTCATCATCTGCGTCGATTCTCAGCGTCCCAAGATACCGCCACGTTTTCCCACGATTCGTGGAACCCTCGACTCTGAACTTCACTGCTACCGTCCTCGTGGAGTTTGGGTCATCCATCAGCCTTAGCCCAAGACTCATGACCGACTTGTCAGTATCCGGCAACCCAAAGTCCATATCCTGTGTTTCCAGCACCGACTCTATTGCCCTTGCTGTCATTACACCCCCCCCGTCAGGCAACAAGTGCTGGGTGGCTTCTGAGTCGTACTTCAGCAGATTTCCGTAGACATCGAACGCATACACAGTCAGCGGGGAAATCTGCCCTTGCAGCACTGAAATCGGCAGTTCGGCGTAGGGGTTGGTCTCAATCGTCCACGTCGGGTCCACGTCGTCAAAATGTAGCTGCTGGGTGTAATCCGTGATTGACAAGGACCGGATGTCTACACTGTCTGCCGCGGACCACGCATTCGGCTTATAGCTCCAGAACCATAGCTCCAGTGTCTGCCCGGTCGCCGTCGAAGTAAGGATCATCACTCGGGAGTTGAGCACGTCAGTTTTCGCAATAATTGCCCTCTGATTAACTGCAGAGTCAAGGAGACTCGAAGCAACCGCTGAACCAACTCGAGTGAGTTGGGGCCCGGTGTCCTTCGGATTCGTGAAGAAGTACACATCATCTGAAGCCACAAACAGCATCCCATTCGGCATAGGAGTCACAGCCCTTGGGCCTGTAGGAACTGCCCCACCGGTCTGCACTTCTCGGAAAGCATACGGGATATCGACACTCCCGGTTTCCTCGCCGACATACAGCGCATCCTCAGTGAAGGCCATGATGATGTCGCCATTCGCCGCAAGGCTCACGCCGACGCCCGGCTTTGCCACCAAATCCTGGTAGTTCGCAGCAGCAGAAGTCTCCCAATTCAGGACCTCCGACCATCTCACCCGCTGCTGCACTTGCCCCATCGACGAACTCTCGACCGTATTCAAGAAAAACAGTCTGTCCTTGAAGTTGACGATAGACTTCGCCGTCCAGAGTATGGCTGACGGGGGGGTGGAAGTATCCTGCATCACAAACCCACTCACAAACTCTCCGTCAAACTTGAACACCATCGGGGTATAGCCATCCACGAAATACAGTTTGTTTCGCCCGATAGTCCAACTGATGATGTCTTCAGCGGGAGTTGTGAATGGCTTGATGAAATGAATGTCGCCGGTAGGAGCAACTACCCAGTTTCGATTCACAAGTATGGTAGTTTTGTCAGTTCCTGCATCATACGTAATATTGCTGATGAGGTAGTATTCCGAGCCATCGTAGAGGTAATCACCGCTGGTGATTAGATCGGTTAAGAGATTTCCCGCAAATACTGCAGTATTTGAAGTTGTGGAGACGATGGTGTAGGCCTTCTTCCAGTAGACTGGTTTGTAGCCGACAGTCTGGTCCACAGTGTAGAGTGCTCGATTGGTGATGACAATCCCAACCGAGCTCCCGTCGGCCTTAAAGAGGTTGACCATCTCCTGCACCTGCTCGCCGAGTCTCCGTTCGGCCCGGTCAGCTGAATTCCCAAAGACCGTCGGGACTGGAACACTTTTCCCACCGATAATCATCGTAGGGGTCCACCCACCTTGGCGCTTCAGACCTCGGAGTGTGACTTCGTAGCCGCTGGCCCTAAGAGCAGACCCAAGCTCCGCAAGAACGCTCGAGCCTTCGGTCACGACACCTTTGGTGAGAGGCCGGATAGCCAGAGTATCTGGAGTTTGAGGAGGCTGCCACATCGGAGTCCCAGTATTTGCCACGATTAAAACCCTCCCAGCAATTTAATCACGAGGATCGTCAAACTTGCTATCGTCGATATTTCCAGTAGTTTTATTGTCCTTTCTTGCTTCACGCTCTGTGCGCTCCAATAAGTCTCGGAGGCTAGATACTTCTCTTTCCAACTCTCGGCCTCGACCTTCGAGAGATTCAATGCTCTTTCCCACTCCGTCCGACTGGCTTCGTGCTGCTGTTTCAGCATCTCGATTTGCTCGTTCGAGAGCTGAATCTGCCCTGCCAGACTGTCCACTCGCTGGCGGATTTCCACCCACGTTGTCCACGGGATTGTGATGGTCGACGGGTTTTCTTCGGCCCATAAGGAAGCCGATGACAACCAGAACAACACTAACAACCCCAGCAATCCAAATCTTAACTTTCGCCCACACACATCTACCCTCCCATCAACCTTGGGAAGAGAATTTCCCACTTGCAGCCATTGCAGCGCCGAAACCCACGATAAATGCCGGGTCTCGACCCATAAACCACCCGACAACCCCGACAATCACCAGCACCAGACCCAAGACTTTTGTGATATCTGGGTCCCACTCACCATCAGTCAACAATGACTTTAAGACTTTGACCATGATTTCCTCCTGAAAAGCCGTATTGACGCCATTTTTCCACGAAGCCGGGTCTGAGAGTCTCCAAGAGTATCAATAAGTTGGCCGTTCCTCCGCAGCATAAAATGCTGGTACTTCCAGACCCATTCTTCGACAGTAACATCCCCCGGTTGAGGCTTGTAGGAAGCAATTTCCTCTGGAGTCGAGAGTTTCTGATAGGTCCACTCACCACCAGCCACCAAGCTCATGAACTCTGCATGTTTCAATACCAAGAATTCTGGGTCTAGAAATCCCCTTCTTTGTCCTTCATCCAGCAACTTCACAGCATCACATTCAGAGCAGCCCTGTCTCCCACCTTCAATGATGGACAGCGCAAAGCAGCCCTCAGAGCCAATGGTTGCAAACCATTTTTGAACTGCGGGTCTCATTTCATGACCTCCTGCTGGAAGGTTCCGCCGACTGATGAAGTTGTTAGATGCCTCATTAATCTGTCTTGGGTTGCAACAACATTCTCAAGAGCTTTTTTGACTTGGCCGTCCAATTCCATCTCAGCAATTTTCATCAAGGAAACTTTCTGCCCTTCAAGCAATGGAACATCCGCCTCATACAACAAGCAAATATTCTCCTTGATGTCTTTCAGCATAGCGAGTATCTGGTCAATCTTCATGTTTGTTCTGTCCTGATCTTGTGTTTGCTTACGAATCATTTCCTCACGCTCCTTCCGATATCGGCCAATCTCGATAAACAACCCAATGATAGTAAGAACTGAAACACCAAGCCCAAGTAATGCTGCCAAATCAAATGTTACTTGCATCAATAGCTCCTCTCATATCTCCGGCTTCTGCGGCCACTGCGGATTGAGATACCAGCCCTCGGTGTCGTTCATTACTCGGAGCGCTTCGGCGTAAGCATCCCATGCCGCAAGTCTTGCTTCTGCGCCCGTCATACCAAGGCGAACCTCACGCTGGTATTGCAAGACTTTTTTGTCGTACTCGCTAAAGAGCGCCTGTCGCTGGGCTTCGGCTTGGGATTGCATTTCAAAATCTCTTGTGTCAGGTGGAGGCGGTGGGTCTGACACAACTTCTGGGTGTTCTTTGATGTATGTTTGGATAGTCTCCCACCCTGGCTGCCCTTCGCTTACAAATCGACAATTGTCATCTTCGATAATACCTAATGCCCTATCATCCGTCCCCGGTACTGAAAATATTTTTTCAATCATATTTTGCCTCCTTACGGGTTTGCCAAAATTGTCTTGCAAGTGATTGTTGTGTTAAAACTTGGTGCTTTGCATTGCAATTTATGAGTATAACCGTCAACTGATATCTTTTGGAAAGATAACGTTTGATGCGGAGTTGGGGTGTTAGAAACTACAAAAGCATTGCTTTCTCGTGATGTTCCGACAATCCAAAGATTGATATATCCGCCGGAATCATACATTCTTATAATATGCAACGCTGCATTGTTGCTGATATTGTCGGTTATATCAGCCCAATCAGCCCCCGCAGTTAGAGCGGTAATCTTAACTGCTTGCCCCGTCAATGTCTCAAGCCGCGCTCCAAGCGTACTACCAGTCGCCGCAGCGATTGCATCTGCATCAGCCGCCCCCGCCGCTGTCGGCGCAACTTGCGTCCCCGCATTAAGCGCGTCAGCTTTTGCTTTTTGTAGCCGCGCATACGACGTGCCGTCGGCGATGTCATCCTCGGAGTATGTGCCACCGTTGATTTTGTCTGCCTTTGCGGCTTGGACTCGCTTGTACGACGTGCCGTCGACGATGTCGTCATTGGAGTAAGTGCCGGCATTGATTTTGTCAGCTTTAGTAGCACTGATTCGCTTGTAACTTACCCCATCTCCAATATTGTCCTCGGAGAGAGCATGAGAACCTCCAATCGACAGGGCGGTCTTGATAACCGATTTAATGGTTGACCAGAGAGTTTTCTTGGGGCCATAGGTTGCTGCGCTATCTGCGAGCACAAATTCGTCATTGTCAACAAGCGAAGTTTTAGCAGTCATTGCGTGGAGTAAAGCAGCCATCTGCAAAGTTGTGAGATTCACCGGAATCCAGCTCGCAGACGCATTGTTGTAGACGAAATATTCTCCAGTTGATGGTTTAAACCAGCATCTTCCAATAGTCTCAGACCCCACAGTTTCCGTACTCGTAGGATCAGGAATTGGACTTGTAGGTTGAGTATCTGAAACCCAGACTCTTGCTGAACCTTGCCGATGATAGCCCTGCTGGTCATTGATCAGGAAGTTGAAATCGTGCTCAAGTGTAATCCTCTCTCGGACCATCTGCCGAGTCTGCCGAATAAAATCATCTACATGCCCCAGCAAGTTCGCACCGGTGGGCTGACCATCTTCCAAACTCGACCACGTATTCTCATGCGCCATACTTAACTCCTGCCTTCAGGACTCATGAAAGCCTGATGATTACTGAGATCATCATGAATGTCAAATTCTGTACGAGTTCTCTGCATGAAATCCTCGAGGTCCCGCTTCGTTGCATACGCATCAGCCGACTCCTGCGCTCTCCTCAAGCCCCACCAAATTCCATACAGCACCAGCCCCCGATGAAACTGTACAGGAATTTCCGGCTCAACCGAAATATCCGTATAACCCAGCTGCTTGGGCCCTCGGAGATACCGAACAATGTAGGCCAAACCTTTTTCCGGCCACACATCTACTGCGAAGCCCCCAGCAATCCGATACATCGAGGTAGGTACACCGATAGAAACATCGGCATACAAAAATCTTGAGTCTTTGAATGTTTCTGCGAGTTTTGACCCATCGGCCACACTAATAACTTGTGATACTTCCAGCGGCTTTCCGTTCGCGGCAAAATACGGTATCCCCCCAACTGTTGCTGGATTATAGCCACTCGAAACAGGGACAAACCGAAATTCTCTTTGATAGACTGTCGCAGTCTCACCGTTCACGAACGTTCCGCTGGTATTTGTAAGAACAACATCCCCCCCGTCAGACCACAAAACGATCCCTGTGGCTCCACTTGTCTCCCCTACCACGAGCTTCCCGACCTGAAGATTGGAGCCTGCCGGGAGCCCGCTGATTACCATCGAGTTTCCGGCGATTCCACTGATTGTGCCGCTCAATGGTTCCATGGTCATGTAGGCCGTATCTTCGAGATGACGGAATCTGACCTGGCGGCCATTCGGCCACTTCCACATCGACAGCGCCAAACATCCATCATTCACGACATCAACGATTTTCTTCCATCCCAAATGACTTGTATTTACAGTTTGTAAGTCTCGGTCTGTCCAGAAGTCGAGTTCCGACGGCTCCCCAAGAGCCTCGAAAATCTCAACCACAATCTCTTGTAGCGTCATGACTCATAGTCCTCCTGACAGTACCAATGCCCATTTTTTCGTATCATTTTGCTGATAGGAAACTCGGTCTGGCAGACGTAGCACGTATCCCAGATTTCTGCGATTGAAGTGTACGGAATCCCATGTTCAGACACCGCAATCTCCCACTTTTCGTAGGCTTCTGGCGGTATTGGGGTCGAATGTTCGTCTGTCCAGACCAAATTCGGCAAGGACCCGGTGAACTCAGTCTCTACCGGGTCCTTTGTGCCGATTATTTTCCACGCATAGACAACAGACCCATCGGGCTGAGTCTTATGCACCCACATCTCACGCTCCAGCTGAACCGTAGGCAGCTTTGTAGTCGAACACTCCAACCGCAAAGCGCATCACCAGCTTGTACATCATGTTGTCAGTCTTGAAATCCGGAGCCTGCGACATCGTGGGTTTCTTCTTCCAGTAGAACCTGAAGTCGTGTTCGTCAGACAGGAGGAACCACGCATTGGGGTCCGTCAGATATCTCGAGACAAATACTGACCACGCATCCACCACTCCCGTACTCGGATTGAACTGGTTCTTGAATGGCCCTGTCGCAGGAGCATGAGAATTAACTCCATCACTCACGATGCCCTTCGTCCAGTCGGAGTACGACCAGACATAACCAGTCGCGGTGAGCAGCGAATACGCAAGCCATTTCAGACTGGTTGGTATCACGAGCTTCGAGGGTTTGATCTGGAGCTTGATGCCATTCTCATCCACCACGCTGTCGAAATACTCGAACGCTGCCTGAAGAGTCGTCGCACTCAAGTCCGCCGCAGCAGCATTGTTAATGGTATCGCCCGATTTCAGCGTTACGTGGTTGCTGGCGAACACCGGCTTTCCGTCCCACGCAGTAACCGTCGAGAACCCGTTGTTGAACAGGTTCCAGAAGTTCGTCTCGAGGCACGCTGCTGCACTTCTCGACAGACTCTGCGGAACCGATTTCATCATGCCAAACAGCTCGTCGGCATCCATTTCCTCAGTCCGCTGAAATCCAAGACCGTATTTCACGGCCTGGATAGACTTCTTGTGCCCTTCCTCCGGCACATCAAAGCTGATGGCCTCGCCTTCTGCCATTGCCCGCATATTGCCAAGACCGGTGAACTCCGCCTCGGTGTAGGTTTTGCCCTTTGACGGGAAGGTCTCGATCTTCGCAATCTGCGTGTATTCCTTGGGATAATCGGCGTATTTGCCGATGACCATTTTCGCAATTTCCTTATCAAATTGATAAGGATAGCCACCTCGTACCGCAATTCCATTGCTTGCCATGTTATTCCTCCTTCATTAGAACTGCATTACGCTTCTGCGAATGCGGATGAGATAATGTGTGGAATCCAGAACACCCACGACAAACGGAATTGCGCCGTTGTTGGTGATCGTCCCACCCGTTGCTACCTTCAGATTCGTGTCGAGGTAGTTGGTTGCTGCAGCAACCTTCGTCGCATCGGTCGCCGCCGCAGATTCCGCAGACCAGACCTGCCCCTGTTTAACAGGGATAACCTGCACAACCCCCCCGTCAGACACCGTGGTGAGCGCTACACCATAAATCACGCTTGTAGTGCCCGCACCGCCCGTAATGACCTTGACCTTCGGCGTCCCTAAAGCACTGGCCGCGGCTTCCAGATAGACTGGAGCTCCTGCAGTGATCGCACCGTCAGCAAGGTATTCCTCCGTCTCGACATACGAGTCATCCTTATACAAATTCAGCATTTTACACCTCCGCTGTGCCCTCGGAACCTTCGTCCGAGGCTATTTCCGTCCACGGAGCGTCCAATTTCTCGTCCTCCGTGAACCCACCGACTCCCGATAGCGCCGATTTCCCCGATTTCTTCCACGCCCCAGCCAGTTTATTGTTTTTCTCTACCTTGGCCTTCTGGCGTTCTTCCCAAATCTTCTTCGGGAGGTACATTGCTACCAGTTCTGTCTTCCCCATGCTCGAAATTTCAAAGTGACCCTCTGTCGGACCCAAGAAACTCTCCGCCATGTCCGGCGTCAGTCTCTTGTAGCCCTGCGCAATCATGGAAGGAACCATATCCTCCCTGACCCACCGGGTCACCACGTCTTTCGGGGCCTTCAGCGACAATTTCTGCATCGCTGAACCCATTACCTGCCGGTCAACCGACAAACTTCGGCTCAATTCGGCGATTTTTTCGCCCCTCCAAGACTCATGGAACTCCTTCGCTAGGTTATACCGAAGAGCATTCTCCTTCGAGAGCTGCTTGACGACCGCATCTGCCAACGGCAGGAAGTCTGAAGTCTGTTCAAACAGCAATTTTACGCCCTTCTGGTCCAACTCTACTATGGAAGCTACGTCAAATCCAGTTCCAACAACCACTTTTTTCGCAAGATTCGGCGTTTTGGACCCTTTTTCCTCTTCTTGAGCCGCAATATTCTGTGCAGTATCCTGTTTTTCTTTCATTTGGCATCCTCCTTTATTTCACCAAGCCACGTGCTTTCAGTCTTTCATAGTAAAATCCGGGTTCCACCCCCTGTTTTTCTGCTTCCTCCGCCACCCACCTCGGTACAACGACTGTTTTTGTCTTTTGCGGACTCGTCGGAGCCGCCGTCTGTCGGTTCGCAAGGCTCGGAACAACTGGAGTTTTCTTCTCCGGGTCGATTCCGTATTCCTTGAGCTTCTTGGCGACCAGGTCATTCACCAAATCGTCAGTATGGCGACTCTTCACATTCTCCAAAACTGCCTTATAAATATGAGGATTCTGGAGTTTTGTCCCCGGAGGCAAGTTTCTCACCGTCTCTTCAATCTCATCCTTCCACTTTTCATAGAACTTCTTGTCATCAGGGTCCTTAACAAGCAACTCTTTCGACACTTTCTCCTGATTCAGCAGCATTGCCTGCACAAGCGGACCTACTTCCTGCCCTCGAATCTGCTGCCTGAGCTCCTCTGTCATCAGTTGCGCAGCCTTCGCCGGGTTCTCCAGGAACAGTTGATTCAATCGACGCTCACGATCTTCCGGAGATTCCTGCGGCTGCTGAGGCTGTATCGGCATCTGTGGCATCGGTTGAACGACTTGCCTCTGTTGCTGGAGCAACTGAGCCCAGCGATTCTTCTCCTCCTCGAGGTCCTTCTCAACCTTCTGAATCTGCCGAGCCATTTCCTCCTTGGTCATTCCGGCAAATGGGTCATCAGACTCTTCTTCGACCCCTTCTTCGCCTTCGACGACATACTTCGTCCCAGTAGTCTCAACCTCCAACTCCTCGCCTTCAGCCTTGACTTCCGGAGTTTCACCGACATTCTCATCCGTCATCGCATCGTCAATCTTCTCTGCCATTTTCCATTTCCTCCATCTTGTTCAGAATTTCTTTCACCATCTCACATTCCACCTGCAAGACTTCCACCTTGGCCTGCGCCCGGACCAATTCCTCCGGCTGGCGGCATAGCACCAGCTTGTCCACCAGCATTCGGCGCTGCCACTGGAGGAACGCCAGCAGCTCCGGGCTGACCGACTCCAATACCTCCGGCGGCATTTGGAATCTGGCCGCCAGCGCCACCTTGAGTTTGTTCTGTTCTTCCAACTCCATTCAACTGCTCCTTCATTGCAAGGACCTGCTGATTCCTCAGCTTGTCCACTGCGCTCATCACGGTTTTGGTCTGCCCAACAAACGGCAGGAAGTCGTCCGGATTCCCGACTTCAAAGAACTCCAGAATCTTCTCCATCATCATCGTCTGCCCAACCTGCGCCGAGTTCAACAGCTCCTGAATCTCTGCATTCTGTGCAGTTTGAGGATTCGCCTTGGCCTGCAGCAAACCCAGCATCTGCTGTACATACTGATTGTACAGCTGACTGACCATCAAGAATCCCTGCTTCCTCGATTCGTCAGTCTTATTGATGTCCGTCGTTCTCACGAAGAATTTAAACTTCACCGGCAAATCCTCAATCTTCAGCTGCAAGACTCGCTTCATCTCCGCCAGGTCTCCTGCAGGCAGGAAACTCAAATCCATCAGATCAGCATTGGCAATCGCCTGGTATAGCACGAGCACATACACATTCGTCATTGCTTGCTCAACATTCGCCAGCAGATTATTCAACAGCGCATTCCCTTGACCCGCAAGGAATGTTGTCCCCGTTGCCGTTGCCCCCGACTTCACCGTGGTGTCATTGAATCCCGCCATATAGTCGTTGGCTCCGCTGATTCTATCCGCCGCTTCCTTCACCATCTGTTCAGAAATAATGCATCCCTGAGTAATATCCGGAAAGTCAATTGCCCTAAAATCATTCACCGGATCGTCCACCGGCAACACCATAAACGGCTCGAGCGGAACCTTGTCGTCAATCCCCGAACCTCTCCGAGTCAGGAAAATCTTGAGCATTGACAGCTGCGTCCCGTCCAATCGCATCCTGTGGAGTGCTGTATTCTCCTCCTGTAAATCCTCCAGCATCTCACACAACCCAACTCCGTACAGACTGTCTGGGTCGTCAATATACGTCAGCACCTCATAGTCCCTGACACTCAGCGGATTGAACTGTGACCTCAGAATCACTCCACTCTTTGGCTCGACCCACACAACAATATCTTCTGGAATCCCATCCCCGTCGACATCCCAGAATACATTGCACTCAAACAGGTCATACTCCTCATTTTTGAGGCTTCCTACGTCCACTCCCGCAGTTCTCAATGCTTCAATCTTATTGGTATCGTACGACTCAATTGGCTGATTGATAATCTGGTCAATATTCTGGAACATCTGCTGAGCTTCATACTGCTCCAGCTCATGCTTGAAGAACCGATACCTCACCCCAACCCACGGTGCTCGCTGCACATCCTTCCAATAAGACCTCGTGAAAAAGTCCTCCAATCTCACTGGCACAATCTCCGGTCCCTTATGCCTCAAGTACGTCACCTGCTCCACCGGACCGCCTGCCACCTGTCTCTTAAAACTCCACTGATCGACGGTAAACGGCACTTTGACCACCTGCGTCCCCAAGCTCACGAGGTCGTACGCAATCCGATTGAACTTCCTCTGCATATCCAGCCCGTACCGACTCTCCGCCTCTATCTTGAAGAACTTCTCGATGCTCTCTGCCATATCCGAATCCTCAAGATTCATCGGCTTCACTTCAACCGGGGGCTTCTTCACCGCAAATGCTCCCACCAGCTTCGAGTAAATCGTCAGCACCTTCTGTGCCGTCAGCGGCGGTTCCACATTCGATGCATTGATCCACGGCGAGTTGCGGACAGCTTTCTCCGGCTTGGCTCTTCTCTGGAGCCTCCACTTCCTCCATCGGTCTTCCAGAGTCTTCCGCTCATTCATCACATCCATCAACTCCGAGCAGATATACTCCGAGAACTTCGCCCTGTCTTCATCCGACTGGAACACATCCGAAAACTGATACGGGGTATCCTTCCTCACCCCCCCGTCAGACCCTGGCGCGGGACCTCCTTCGACCACAAAATTGGTATCTTGGGGGACAAGATCCCCCGACGTTATCTCTGCCATTTTAGGCCTCCTTCACTCAATATCCCGAAACTTTAGAAACATATTGTCTCCTCTTGCTCGTAGTGTCCTCTTCATCGTCGTCGAAATCGACCCCCCCGTCAGACCCACCAGCAGGCCGCCAAGACTTAAACACCGCAATCTTCACCATGTCGAGCACGTCCATCCGCTTCGACGGGAATATCCTCAACTCCTCGAGGACCACGTTTGCCACTTCTCTCCGCACATACAGCTTCCCCCGCTCCAAAAACGGCCACAAGATATTCTTGATGGTAGTCTGCTTCTCCCCCAGCGCAGGAACTCCCACCACCCCGACCTTCGATCCCCTTCGAGCAATTTCCTTCCTTAATAGAGGGATGAATGCCTTAAAGCCTGCCTGCGCCTCCACGAACGTCGTGCCCATCATCAACCCATACTTCTGTGCGTGCTCGAATATCCAGTCGAAGAACGTCGTCGGACTCACGAATCCCGCCTTCGCCTCCAGAATCACCACGACATCGTCCGAGAACCGGGCAATCACTCCCGCCGAGGACCTCGAAGTCCCCGTCCCCACCCGCTTCTCGCTTGCCGCCGGGTCTGCCCCACCCACCACGCAGGCTCCCGCCAGCTGTCTCCGTTCACCTGAATCTTCGAACACAAGCTCGTAGCCTTCCAGCGTCTGATTCCACTCGACATCGACAATCCCGACCTTGAATCCGCCGAGTTCTCCTTCTTTTATCATCCTCGCGCGATTCATGTACTGCGTCCAATACAGCCACGGATTATTCTCCCGCATCTTCTCGAGCTCAGCCGTTGATATGACATCTGGTATGATATTCTGCCCTCGGCAGATGACCGGCCTGTAGTACACTTCCCACGGGCCCGACGGGTCGACCGGATACTCCGATTCCTCGAGCTCATCCCAATCCCCATAATGCGCCTTGGCGTGCACCATCGTCGGCTCATACGGGTCATCCACGCAATACCTCGTGCCGACGAGCTCCACGTTCGACTTTGTGACCGACACCAGCAGCGTGTTCATGTTGTCGTAAATCCAGTTCGTGACTCGGTACATATCCGCCGTGGGACTCCGGTCGGAGTTGAGCATATCGTCCCCCACCGGGTCGTCAAACGTCACGTCGTCAAGGTGAATCCCCTGTGTCGATCCGCCGGTCGTAATGGCCTGCAAGTTGGGGTCGACCATCTTCCTGGTCCTCGACGAAAGCACCAGCGTGGTGTCGTCCCGGTTGGCCTTCTGGTGCTCCGGGTAGAGCCACCTGAAAAACTCATTGTCCCTGAAGGTTGAGTTCGCCACCTTCACGAAGCTCTCGGACCTGTCGTTGATTTCTGATGCAATTCCGATCCTCAGATTCGGGTCCCGAATCAATCTCCACTGCGCAGCCCCGTGCGTACAAATCGTCGACTTATACGCACCTCTCGGCAGATAAATCCCCGTTCTTGCACCTTCTTTCGTCGCAACCTTCTGCCTGAAGTTGCACACCTCCAGGTGCAAGCCTTCATTCAAGAGATTGTACGGCCCGCTGTATCCCGCAATAAACTTCAGAAAAAACCACAGATTCACGAGCCCTGCTTGCCGCAGTAGCTGCCGCACACTCTCCGTCGTGGACATCCTCCCCCCCGAACTCACCTCCTCCACCAGCTGCCGGAGGACCAGCGCTGGGTTTGATTCCTCGCTGAATACGGGAGCCTGCGGATGTCTCTCAATCTCGAATGGCGTAACAACCACCGCCATCAGCCCCCCCCGTCAGACGACCCGGCGAGCCCGCTTGGCCTGTTGGGAAGGCGCACCCCCCCGTCAGGAGGCTCAGGCTTGCTGAGGCCCTCGGTCAACTTCTCGACGCCTTGCAGGGCTCCGTGGAGAGCTTCGCCGAAGTTGAAGACGATGCCGATGGGAGCTTTCTGAGAAGTCTTCGAGACTTCGGGGGCATCCTTGCCGAGGGATTTTAGGACCACCTCCACGGCATCCAACTTGACCTCCGGGTCCGAGGAGTTCATGAGACTGATGAGAGCGGCGACCGCCATCGACTCCAGCTTGTCCCGGAGACCCTCGATCGACAGAGCCTCGGGTTCCTCGAAGTCCTCGGGTTCTCCAAATTCTCTAGAATCTCCCATTCTCTTGGCCTCCAAAAATTTTTCATTTTCCCCCTTGACAAAAATCCAATCCCGTGAGATACTATCATCGTCCACCCCCGCACGACACCCTGTGCCGCGCGAGGGAGGGCCCCCCCCGTCAGAAGCCTGAGAGTCACAAGCTCTCAGGCATTTTTTTGCCCTCACGGTTCAAGAAGACTCTGTTCCCACCGTGGGAACATTGTCTTCGTTTTCCCCATCGAGGAAAACGACGGCGAAGATGTCGGCGGCGTGGTAGAGGATGACCGGCATGTTGCCCTTGACGCCGAGGGGGACGCCTTTGGTTTCGTCAACGATGACCGTCGAGCCGACGGGAATGTGGGTGACGTCGGGACCGATTTTGAGGACCGTGCCGTGATGGGTGATCTGCTGGGCGGCGGGCGGGATGATGAGGCTGGAGGGCGTGAGCTGCTCGCCGGGGTCGAGCCAGACGACGAGACGGTCGCCGAGGGGTTTCAGGCGGGTGAGTTGGTCGGGGTCACGGGTGAAGTTGGGTACGTTGGGCAAGGTGGGATGCCTCCTACTAAAGAGTTTAGTGTATTGGAATTGCGGAGTCAAGTGGGTTTGTAGGGCAAGGTTTGGGAGTGTGGAGGATTAAATATGTTTGCAGGCGAGAAAAATTATGTGAGGTTGATACCCCCCCGGCGCGCGCTACAGTTTCCGGCAACGGGGTACGGGTCTACTAGTATCTATGCTACTGTTACATTGTACTATCATGTTACTGTTACATTGTACTGTCATGCTACTAATAGCATTGCAATACTATGCGCGCCTATGGGCAAAAAAAAGGCGCGCCTATAACAGGCGCGCCTGGAAGTAAACTATCGCAAGTTTACTTCACTAACCGTTTCAATTCCGCCTTTACTGTAGGCTCCACCGCCACCGGTTTCATTACACTACCGGCGAGCAACTTTCTGTACTCACTGCGCAACTGCTCGGCCAATTTGTAGTTATGCAAGAGTATCGATGCGACACCATAAACTCCTCTGTAATCCCTACCCTCAGCAGTCGAACGGAATTGCGATGGACAATAAATCCCCTCTATCACTTCCACCTCTCTACCCGCCTTGGTAGTAACTTTCTTTCTAGGCAACGTGTCAAAGGTTGCCTTTATCGCGCGCAGTACGGTTCGCAAGTTCGGCTCGTTGTCCTCTATCAATAGGACAATTACTTGCGCGCCCAAGCGCAAATAATCCTCTGACGTCGAACACTTAAGCCGATTTTCGGCCATGAATTCAACCGCTTTCTTGTACCATTCAGGCCGACTTTCTTGCTTGTTTGCCGATGATACTGTTGCCCGCATAAGCCCTTCGCGCTCGATCGCTTTCAGAATATCCATGATACCCACCTTCGCGCGCGCATACCGCGCACGCATTCCATAAGATACGATGCGCATACGCTCATCGTTTACCCCTATTCTAGACCCTCGGGCTGGGATTTGACAATAGGATTTATCACGCATTTTATAGCATTTATCACGCACGAGCGGACTCGGAGCGGACTCGGAGCGGACTCGGAGCGGACTCGGAGCGGCTGTTTCATCCGCTGAAATACCGTTTCAACAGTTGAAACGAACAGTAGCCGACCCCCTGTAGTGCGCTACTATGTCGAATGGCCGGCCTGCTTACAGCAGCCCCAAAGAGAGCCCCACTGCAAGTTCCGTGCCATTCTGGAGGCGATTTAATCGCCTCCAGAAATCGCTTATGACGTTATGAGATACCACAGGAAAAAACGGTCATAACTCCTTCTGTTGCAAGGAATTAAGCCCAAAAACCTTGCCCTACAACTTTGAAGCCTACACACTTAATAGCAGTTTCCTCGAGGTGTATGAAAAATCATACATCTTAAAGTAGGCATTAACTCCTTCCCCCAACAGTACTTACGATATGCTTGAATTACGCTGTATTCACTAACGTCTTAACGCTTGCATGTTCCGTGCATTTTTTGCATTTTCTGCATTTTGGGAAAGCGATTTAATCTGAACCCCTCAAACTCGAAGTAGCCTACAGTATCAGGTTCAGTCCACTTTGCGGGCTGAACCAACCAACGCAATAAAAAATTATCGAAATTTTCGGCCAATTTCACTCCTCGGGGCTGTGAAATATTTATGCACACTTTCATGAAAGTTTATACACTTTTTCAGGGTCAAAACGTGCGACACTTTTCGAAAAAGTGTCAAATTGCGTTATGTGAAACTGTACTCACGCCGAAATCCCGCTGACTCTCGCAGCTGTTCGTGAGCGGGAGGGCTCACATTAAAAGACTTCGCCGACATGCAGAAAATGCAAAAAATGCAGTCGACATGCACGGGTAAAACCCCAAATAACTCCTTGCAGCACAACGACTTACAGCGTCAAAAAATGCAAAAATGCACCACAGACCTTCTCGTGCGTGTTCACTTCTGCTCTCTGTATATTTATATTATCCCTATATATATGTTATATATATATAATAAATATAACCCCCTAAAACCCCGTAAAATCAAGCAAATTCAGGGAAAGGTAATTTCTGCATTTTTGCATTTTCCGAGCTGTCGGCCACAGCGTAATTTTAACACCCCCCCGTCAGGCTGCACCCGGCAGCCCAACAACCCGTAGCCCCCGCCAACCCGTCGTTCTCTGACGGGGGGGTCTGCCTACGGCAGACAGCCAACCCAGTAGCCCCAGCAACCTGTCGCCAGCCAACCTCACCGCCAACTCCCAGGCCACCTTCGGCAGCCAGAACAGCTGCCAGAGCAGCATCCAGCAGCCGTTGCCCCGAGCCGTTTCCTCGCGCGTGCTCGTGAGGCCTCCGGCCTGCGCGCGCGAGTTTCGAGGCTTTCGGCCTCGAAAAAAATCGCATTTTTCGGCCTTGACAAATCCGAGCCCCTGCGCTATGATTGACATTGACAATCGCCGAGGGCGAGGGAAAATCCCAGCCCAAGGCCATCGAGCCCAACGAGGCTCACGCTCAAAAATCCGTGCGGAACAACGGAGTACACAATCTGGGATAGCCCAGACCGCATTGCGGAGAGAATGAGGAATTGAACGTGGCTCGATGAACGAGGTGAAGGGCGCAGACAAGACGAGCTTGTCTGCGCAGAAGCTGTGATGCCAGCAGCTTCTGAAAAGCCGCAGCTTGAGCAACTGCGCACTGGTTGGGAACACCTGGAGCGAAACAAACCCCCAAGAAGCAAAGCGCTCAATGAATCGAAAATCATAGATTATTTTCTTGATATTTTCTCGTTCTTTTACAGCAGGCATAGTGCAGTCGAGGTTGGAAGAATCTGACCTCGATGGATGGCGCACGTCCATCACTGCTGTATCGCTGACTGTATAGTCAGCCTATCCCATTACATGGAGGTCTACCATGGAAATGTATGATTATTGGAAGCTGGAAAACATGAAAGAATTTGCAGCTCGGCTCTGCGGATTCAAGACGAAATTGGATAAATCTGCAGCAGTTCGCTTCGGCCTTGTTGCCGAGAATCTGTATTTCTCAGTCTACGCAGATTGGCCGGAGATTATGCAGACAATGCAGTGGAAGTACGCTTCGGAACAGTTTATAAACTTCGTCTACAAGCTGTTTGCTGAAGAAGAGAACTTCTGCAGTATCGGTCGAGAATTCCTCGACGTTCTCCGCCATATCGACGAACTCAACGGTTTCATTGAAAGCTATCATCCCGACGATGAATATCTCGCCAGCCGAGACCTCGTCATCGACGAGGATAAGCTCTACGAAGGAGCAGTAATGTGAGCAGTTGGCCCCCCATCGGTTGCCTCTGACGGGGGGGTGTTATAGCAGCTGCAGCCAGCTTGGAGCGGTGCAACTCCGCTCCTGCTACAAAGCCGGCTCGTATGAGCTGGCAATTTCTGACGAGGGGGTACAAGTATGCCGTTCGTTTATGTTGACAAAGAGGATTTCTACGAAATCATGCAGAACTTTGACTCAACAGTTTTCACGCCGGAGGCCGCCGAAGCTGTTTGGCGGCGACTGGCCGACCTTGAGGTATTCAACGGGGAACCGTTGATTATCGACCCACAAGAGATTGCGCAACAGTACCGCAGATTTTCGCTCGGTGAGTGGGTACAGCTCACCGGCGATGATGCTGGTACAATCAACGAGGCCGTTGAGAAAATCAACGGCCGTGGTGGATGGGCACGAACCACCGGCTACGGTGAGTTCGTCGTCCTTATGCCCTGAAGAAAGGAGGAGGTAGCCCAATGGAAGTAGAGAATATGACGAATAGAAACGGAAATAAAGTTCCCAATCAGTTTATCATCATCGACGATGATGAAAATATCTTGTTCCAGTCTTACAATACCATCATCGCAAAGATAGACGGGAAGAATGGCAAAATCTTCCTCGATGCAAACTATTGGGACTACAGCAAGACAACGGGAAAATACCGAAATATCTTCCTGAACGAATCGAAAAAGGAGACAGAGAAGAAAATCAAAAGCGGCGAGTATGAACTCGTAGATTTGAATTAAATCTAGCTCGTATGAGCTGTGGATCTCGTTCTCAAGGAGCAGTTGCCATGAAAAAGTCATTTGAAGTCGGAGAGATAGTTAAACTCGTGGATTCAGATGGGTACATAATTGACCCCGAAATTCCGATGTTGAAAGGGTGCAAGCTCAAGGACATTTGGGGAATTATCGTTGATACATACTGGCTGGATAATTCAAACCAGATAGCATCAGTTTGGCTTTTCTCAAATAAGGACGGTCAGCTTCTGTCTCTTTCAAACAAACTTCGTCCTTGGAAGTTTTCATTCTCGGCACTCGAGCATGTCGAGCAGAAAGAGCGCGAGAAATATAACTTCAGCTGAGGAGGCAACGTATGAACAGTATAACTGTGAGTCTGAAAGACTTACTTGATATCGACAACAATCTGTATGAATTAAGGGATGCCCTCGATAATTACAACGTTTCTAGAGCTAAATTGGTACTCGAGGATGTTCGTGAGGCAATCGAATTTTATATCAGCGAAATCGAAGAAGTTCAGAAGCAGGAGGAAGGCAGATGAGTGAGCACATTCAGAAATCCGTTGGGCACATCGGTTGGTTCCACCGACCTGACGGGCAGCTCTGTGAATTGTATGAGGACGCCGGTGACCTATTCACTGCTCCGGTTTCTACTGTCATCGACCTTGATACTAGAAATCGTATCGGACGGTTCGAGGCTCCGACTCACATGCTGGAGTACGTAAAGCAATATCTCAAAGTTGGGGAGGCGTCAAAATGAGCAAGAAAAAACTTCTGAACAGTGTCTTGCTGGAAGGAGAAGTCGGAATCTGCACAATAGCGGGATTGAAATATCCTCAATGGATTCTTCTTCACTCCGGAAAGCTCCAAATATCCGTGAAAACGGAGAATCAGGAAATCTATCCGGTAGGAAGTACAGTCCGAGTTATCGGTAAGCTCGGGATGTTCTACCCTATTGGAGAGAAGAACCCCATCCATGTTATTGAGGCCGAGTTCATCGAACTTAAACCATGAAGGAGGTACAGTATGTATTTCGGACAAGTAAATGTCGAACCCCATCTGTCAGGATGGTGGGAAATTGCGTGGGTTGAGGATGGTCAGCGAGTCCATAAACTTGCTGACTCACAGTCTCGAGCTATCGGCATGGCCAAAGCAGTAAATGCTCGGCTTCGGCTTCATAACCGCAGGAGGGAATCCGATGGTGCACTTCAATCTTGTTGAGTTCCTCGAGGAATTCTCTGGAAGCGGGCTCCCAGCGCAGCAGTTCATTGACCATCAGCCTTATGGAGTCATCAAAAAGGCTCGAGAAAAAGGTCTCATTGCCCTTGGCTCAACCGATGAACCAACAGGTTTCGACGGCTGCGGTTGCTGGGCATTCGTTACAAAAGAATCTGCCAATGCATGGGTGGAGGAAAAACCTTTCTCCCACCACATTGCATGGCTGTAAATATCCCGACAGTATGTCGGAAAGGGGGAAATCCAATGTTGATTGAAACAAATGTTCCCGGAATCTCCACTATCCGGAGCCTCCGAGACTATCTCAAGGCCAAGAGACCTACAGCCTACGGGGCAATCGTAGCGAACTACACCATCCGCTACGAGAAAGCCTCAAATGACTTGAAGGTCTTGCCGGTTATCATCCAGCATCTTGTGTGGCCCAACGGCCAGCATGAAGGCAGGTTTTACGGTTATCTGCCCGATGTGCTCCACAACATTGAGTGTGGAATCTTCGACAAGGAGGAATGAATCATGAGTGAGAAAGCCAAGAAAGTATGGTTCCAAGCGTGTTTTCCCGATGGGACTAGCCAATGCATGAAGTATCGGTTTGAGGTAAAAGGTAAATTCTACTACTATAATTTTACATTCCTCATTGGGCATCCCCCACAAGAATCCATAAACTATCGTGTTTACGAGTCCTCAACGGGAGCCCCTATATGCGACGGTTGGCCGTCGATTGCGAAGGTCAAAGCCAAAGCCCTTGAAGTGCTTGGACGGTATAGCCAACCAGAGCTAGAAGCTCGGATTAAATATTGGCTGGGGAAGTACGGCCCAGTAGAGAAGCTCCCTGAGTGGGAGCCGGAAGGAGGTACCAAATGAAAGCAGTTATCAACGGCAAATTGTACAACACCGAAACAGCAAAATATATCGGTTCTTTTACGAGCGGTCTTCTGCACGATTTTGAAGCATATGAAGAATCACTGTATCGGACTCGGAAAGGGGAATTTTTCATTGCCGGAAGCGGAGGCCCCATGAGCAAGTACGGCCGTTCAGTCGGCCGGAATGAGATTGCCGGAGGGAGTGAAATAACTCCTCTGACTGAAAGAGAAGCCCAAAAATGGGCAGAAGAGTATCTCTCTGCCGAAGAATACATTGAGGCTTTCGGAATGCCGGAGGAGGCTTAAGATGCACCAAAAGCTCAAACGCTTCGCCAATATTGGTTGTCTAACAACCTTTATCGTCGAAGCCGCATTGCTTGTCGGGCTGTCCGCTGCAACAAAGGAATACGCAGAAGTTGGAACCGCTGAAATGCTGAACAGAGCTCTGGTGATTCTCGTTACGGCAGCATTTACTCTCGGTATAATGGCAGTGTTTACTGCCTTGCAGTTCATATTATCGAAGGAGGAATTCGTATGAAGTATCGGTTAAAGAAAACTGGCGAAATCTACCACAACTACAAGAGTCTTGAAAACGAGTGGTTGTCCCAAACTGTAGTCGACGGGGAGCTTCGGCTTGTCCCGCCATTAGACGATTTCATGTATGACATTCTCCATGAGGTCAGAATTCAGCAGGATGAATACCCCTGGAACCCTCGAGAAGATAACGAAGGTAATCTCACAACAATTGTGTGCTGGCACAGGAATTATAATCTCGGGGACGTGAATCTCAAGAATACTGATGACCTCGAGCGGTTCGAGGAATCGTGTGCAGAGGAAATCCAGGAAGCCAAGAAGTGGGGGCTGTTCTCGAAAGTCTATATCTACGACCACAGCGGAATTGACCTGTCGCTCGGAGATTACGGAAATTGGCCGGATATTCTTTGGGACGCAGGACAAGTCGGATTCATGTACGTCAATGTGAAAAAAGCTCTCAGAGTATTCGGCCGCAAGAGAATGACCAAGAAGTTTGCGAAGAAGCTCGAAAAAGTCCTCCGGGTGGAATTCGATTATTGGAGGAGTTATTGTATCGGGGATACCTACGAAGTTTTCGATGTTGACAGCAGAGAGGTTGTGTTTGATGGGACATATGATGAGTGCGACAGCTGGGTCGAAGAGCACGACGATGAATACTATCTCGTCCCGGATTTGGAATAAAGGAGGTCTGTTATGACGATTAAAGAAGCTCAAGAAGTCTCCAAGAAAACCGTTGAGGAACTTACGGCAGAAATCATCGGCGATAAACCGCATCGGAAAACTCCGCCGAAGCTCCCACCTACGCCGGAGCATCGATGGTTCGCACTCGGCTACGAGGTTGACGGGCCCGACGTCAATAGTGACATGTTTTTAGTGACTGGCTATCATGAGCGGATATCCGGTCTCGGCGAAGTATTCGAAGTCATCGATGCCCCGGAGGACTTGGAGGAATACCCCGTACAGTTTCTCCCTGTGTACAAACGGGAGGATTTGGTGAAAAGTGGCTGGGAGAAAGAGAGCCAGCTGTACAAAGAATTCCTGTATGCCCGAGAGGACGCAAACTACAAGAAAGTCCATGCTGAGGTTATTCTTACAAAACTCGAGAAACTAAAGTCCGACTACAAAGAGTTGCTTAAGTCGGAGAAGCCGAAATCCCTCATCAAAGACTTCCTCCAATTCAAGTATTTCGCCGAATTCGAGGATTTCGGTGAAGCCTTGAGAGCTATCGGGTTCGAGGATGTCTGACGGGGGGGGGCAATAGCCCCCCAAAGGAGAAAAACATGCCTGCATTAAAATTAAATCGGTTCGACTTCATTGAGTATGTTCGAACACATGGGAACTCCGAGATGTCGGTGGGTGCTTTGTTGGGAATCTTTGACCACATAACTGAAATCGAGGAAAAGACCGGTCAGACTTATTTTGTCGAACCGGATGAAATCTTCGCAACCTACGAAGAAATCACACTCGACGAATGGAACAATCAACATACTGACAATCAGTTCCCCGATGGCCGCGGGCTGCGGGAGTATTTGGAGAAAGTTGGAAAGTGGGTGAGGGTGATTGACGACAATCACATACTCATTCATCAGTTCTGAAGTGAGGAGACGAGCATGAAACTGCATATCACTGAACATAGGGATGGAAAGATGGCCGGCTTACGGTCGATTTCAACCGACAGTCTGTCGAATCCCTTTTGTTCCCGGATGGCTCAGCACTCAGAATTCGTGTGCAGCCATTGCTATGCCCGAAGACTCGAAGGTTTTCGGGCAAGCCTGATGGCAAAGCTGGTATCGAATACCAAGATTCTGACGTCAAGAAAACTCGAGAAGAGTGAGATTCCCAAGATTCACGACAAGTATTTTCGCTTCGACTCCTTCGGTGAGCTTGCAAACTTGACTCAGCTGGAGAACTACATCAGTATCGCTGAAGCGAATCCGGAGACAACTTTCGCTCTTTGGACGAAACGGTCCGGCCTTGTAGAATCTATGGGGCCCAAAATTCCGAAGAACTTGGTGCTGGTGTATTCGGAACCCCTCGTGAATCCTTCAGAAGCTATGAAAAATGCGTGGGATTATTTTCTGGACTGCGGATTCGATTGGATATTCGCAGTCACAACAGACCCGACGAAAGTAAATTGTCCTCGAAAGTGTATCGAATGTTTGAGATGCTATCGTAAGCCCCAGCTGGGGGAATCCCGGATTGTCTGGGAGCTGTTGCGGAAATAAATTCAAAGGAGGTCAAGAATGGCAATAAATGATGAAATTGTTGCGGCATGGAATCGGCTTCAAATGGCCGGAAGTTGGTCACAAGCGGCTGAAAGCCGAGTGACATATCGCTCGCAGGTAGTCGATGGCGTGCAGTACATCGACTTTCAAGGCTCAGTTGAACGGGCCGACTGGCTGATGGACTTCAACTTCTTCCCGAGAGGTGGGCTTCACGGCGGCTATTTCAAAGCATTGCTCGCCGTGTTCAACGAGCTCAAAATAACAGCAAGACTCCCACAAGTCTGGGCAGGATATTCCTGCGGTGGTGCTTTTGCGCTGATTCTGGCTTCGGAAATCGGAGGCCTTATCCGGGAACCCGTAAAGGTATTTACGTTTGCTGCTCCACGAGTCGCATGGAAGAAACCGTTGAATCGATATCCTAACGTGGAAATCTACAATGTCCTCTGCTTCAAGGATATTGTCCCCAGGCTTCCACCGAAGTTCCTTGGTTTCCAGGAGAATATCGGCGATCAGATGACATTCTATCCCCCGAAAGGTGTAACCTTCATCAATGGGCATTCCCCACAAACTTACACTGATTTTATCGAGAAATTGAAAGCAGGAGGTGAAGCATGAGATATGTAGACTGCGGGCCGAACGACAATCCCGATCCGCCGCCAGAGCGGGAGAGCCGTGAAGAACGTGAGCGCCGAGAAGAAGATATGCTCGATGCAGACGATGACCGCAGATGGCGGCAAATGGAAAAGAGTCTCGATAAGGCGCTGGATGCAATGCGCGAAAGGAGGCGCAAATGAATAAAGCATCATGGATTTGTCGGTTTCTATCAAGACTGAAAGTGTTTTTCTCTTCACCGCCGCCGGAACTTGACGAAAGCCATGCGGCGACACGCTATCGTGTAGCGCAGATGACGCGAGAGGAATGGCGGGAATGGGAGCAGGCGAGGTTCCAAGAGGCCTGCGACAAGGGGGTAGAAAAATGAATAAGGAGATAGCGGATGGAGTGGAACCGACGCTCGGCGTGTTGCGTGATTCAGGCAGTATCGAGCAGGATGCCGACCGAGTGATTCTCTTGCATGAAAAAAAACAAGGAGAAAACGACTATCGGAGTGTGTCGGCGATAGTCGCAAAGAACAGGCACGGCGCATGTGGACGAGTTGAACTGATGTTTGACGGTAAGCATGTACGGTTTGAGCAGGGGAGCGGAGCATGATCTGGTGCATTTTGCTGATTGTATGTATCATTGCCGCGGCGCTGATTGCGCTGCGATAGGAGGCAATATGAACAAAGAGATGCGAGAATTTTTTGAGAATTTCGGCGCGTGCGATGAGGGGCTTGGGTGGGTTAGCCAAAAAGAGAGTTTCAAGGATGCATGGGAAACATGCGACAGAGTTGATTGGATGCTATGGGCATTAGAGAAAATTGGCTTTCAAAATTACCAACAGCTGCGGCTTTTTGCCTGCGCATGTGTTAGGGAAACCCCGCTTGCCGATGGCCGCACGGTATGGGATTTGCTCACCGACGAACGAAGCAGAAACGCCGTGGTAGTCGCCGAGCTATTTGCGGAGGGAATGGCTACAGAGGAAGAAAGGATCGCCGCTAGGGACGCCGCTAGTGCCGCCGCTAGTGCCGCCGCTAGTGCCGCCGCTAGGGACGCCGCTAGTGCCGCCGCTAGGGACGCCGCTAGTGCCGCCGCTAGGACCGCCGCTATGGACGCTGCTAGGGACGCTCAGGCTCAACTTCTCCGTAAATGGATTCCTTGGGACGAAGTAGAAGCAGTACTCAAGAGATATCAGGAGGCGGTATGACACGCATCGAATATGCAATGACAAAAGTTAAAAAATGGACGAGGTCTGATATTATTAACTATTTCTGCCCTGACGATTTCCACTGCGGCCCGAAATTAGAAGAAAGGACAGCTATTGATGATTCTGGACATATTATTGGATGCCGCGGGAAGCTCTGTGGGGAATGTTGGGCAGAGGAGGTTGAAGATGGACTGGGAATTTAATATTGGAGATTACGTCAGAATCCAGCCATATGGTGAGCTGTTTGAAGTTGTTGAGATACATCAAAATAGCCAACGATTATCCTTGCACTATCATGGTAAAAAATATGGATTTGAGGTGCCATTCTCCGAGGTGATAGAGCAATACTGTCTGCAAAGGCGTAGACAGCAGGAGGTAGGCAAATGACAATTGAAGAAATGCAAGAATTATTGTTCTCTTTGGCATGGTCTCCGTGGTCTAATTATCATTTCAACAATGCTAAAAGATTGCTAAAGAGCTTTTTCCCTGGAGCAAGTTGGGATGATGCGCTGAGAGATTTTACGGAGATAATTTTAAGCTCACCGCAAAAAGGATCACCAAAATGACACGCATAGCATGGCAGATAAATCGCGCTAAACTTGGCGCGCGGAAGCTAGTAGGCTCGATGATAGATACGCTGGTGGCCTTGGCGAAGCTGTTTCGTTCGCCGCCGCCAGAGCTTGACGAATCTCACGCGGAGACCCGCTACCGTGTGGCACAGATGACCCGTGAGGAATGGCGGGAATATGAGCGGGCTAAATTCGACAAGGCGTACAATAAGGAGGCAGAGGAATGAAAGTAGCTGTAGTTGTTAAGAGTGTATATTCCGATGGGTACAGCTCATACGTCGGCACAAAAGTGCTGACGGTTGATGATAGCAAAACCATTGCGGAGATATGGCGAGAGGCACGGGTTAATTTCGAAGACTCGACTATTTCGATAGAGATATACCCCGTTAAGGAGGTTGGCAATGTCTGAAGCTATCGCGCCATGGGACCAGAGACGAGATGATGCCGTGTGGCGACTTTTAACCAACGACCGCTCAAAACCGCGGCGAGAAGCATTAAGCGGGCATTCAGGTGGCCGGAAGCCAAGGACTGTTTACGTGCGATTCTCTGATGGCCACATCGAGAAATTTGGAGGATTCCGAGAAGCAGCAGAATACCTCGGACTCGGCCTTGACCGGCTTCGTTACCTTACCCACAAGCCCCGGGAATTCATTATTCGGGGCCGACATTATCTTGTGTACACTGACAAGGAGGCAGGAAATCCATGAACCCGCAACTTTCCGGCTTTATCATTAAATCTCAAGAAGACGACAACTCTCTTACTGTGCCCGAATTGGAAGGCTACATCCTTCACAACCCGTTCAAAGTTGTGCTTTCTGTAGCAAAGCATGACATGCAGGGCTTCTCAAGGAGCCAACGGGTCACCCTCGATAAAAGTGCTGTCGACGAACTTATCCGCCTGCTTAAAGATGCTCTGGATACTGATAAAGTAGTCTCAGCATGGAACCCAAAGGATGACGTATGAGTATACTTATCCTCATTCTTCAGATCCCAGTGTGGATCCCGATATACATGGTTTTCAGGAGGTTCATTCATGTTGGATACATCAACTACGTCTATCGACACGACGACCGGTATAGACCCCCCCGTCAGACCAGGGGCGTCTAGCTTCGGCTACCACTTCTTCGACGAGTTTCGCTCGTGCCCTCGGAAATGGTACTTCAACTACATTCTCCATGAGCCCAGGCCTGAAAAGGCAGCGTTGCTCCTCGGCTCTGCGTGGCACAAAGGCCTCGAGCAGCTGCTGCTCGGAAAATCCGTTGAGGAAGCAGTCTCCGAAGCTCGGCAGATTTTCGCAGGACCCCAAATCTCTGAGAAAAACTTTGAGATATGGCTCGAGAAAATTGGGCCCTTTTTGCCTGCTGAAGGTAGTCCCCTTGCTGTCGAGAAGGAAATTGAATTCCCTCTTCAGCAGCTGGACTTCTCTGTCACTGCTCGGATTGACGGAATCTGGGGCAACTCCTCGGAGAAAATTATCCTCGAGCATAAGACGACTTCGTCTAACGTCACTTACACACTCGACAATCTTGAAAACTCCGACCAACTCACCATGTATCTGTTGGGAGCCCAAAGAATCTATGGCCCGATAAGCTACGCACTGGCCGATGTTACCGTATTCGACAAGAACAAACCTGAAACACCGGTCACAATTACCGTCGCAGAGCTAACTCGGACGGCTGAAGAAATTGAGCTCTTTGAGGCTGGGCTTGCGGGGACAATTATCGAGATGGAATCCAGGCTCAAGTCCCTGCGGGGAGGAGTCCCGCCGGACGTGCTGTTTCCGAGGTATCCATCGACCTGCGAGAAATTTGGTTGCCCGTATGCGAACATTTGCAGAAACCGACTTCGAGTCGAAAATGTTTCTGAAGGCATCTTGAATGCCTTTCATCTCTCTCCACAGGAGGAATCGTAATGATTCTAGGAATCAAAGGGACTCTTGCAGTCCCAAACTTTGACCCGCTCATCAGTTCTTACAGCCCGACTGAAGCCAAGACCATGCGGGTCCTGCTCTACGGCGATTCTGGTTCGGGGAAGACGACCTTGGCCGCAACTTCTCCCGACCCACTGTTCATCGACACGGATTCTGGGCTCGCCAGCATCCCGAAAAAAGTCGATGTCATCGACCTCTCGGCGGTCTCGAATCCGTTCATGACAGTCGTGGGGATTCTGCAGGCCGCAAAAACGCGGACAGGTCCATTCGACAAAGGAGGCAAGTTCAGTCACATCAAAACGATTGTGATCGACAGTTACACGAGTCTCGTGGATGACTTCTTTCTGCCGGAACTGATGACTGAAGGTTCGCTTTCTGTCATCAGCGACAAGGCCAGTTTCACAGAATACGGCCGACTCAAAGGCCGTTGCAGCCTGCTGTCCTCGCTTCTCAAGGAAGTCAGCAAAACCTACAACGTCGTCGTGACTGCCCTTGTTGACGAGGAGAAAGACGAGATCACGGGAGCCATTGAGGGCAAGCCTCTGATGACTGGAAAGTATCGGGACAAAATCATGGCTGACTTTGACGAAGTGTACTTCCTGCGGTCTCAGACCGACGCAACACCTTCGGGGCCTCAGACTCGGTTCTTCCTCCATGCCCAGCCGTATCGGTGGTTCCAGGCCAAGACGCGTCTCACGAAACTCACTGTCCTCGAAAATCCGACCTATGAGAAAATCATTGCTGCTCGGAAAATCCAAAAAGCTGAAACATCTAGCTTGACATAAGCAAGCCGTAGTGCTATGATTTAGGTATCTCAAGGGGGACCCTAGGTCCCCCAATTCAATCTGGTGGACGACAGCCAAAAATGTCGTGAAGGAGTTATTATGCTCGTAGACTTAACGGGATTGGACTCGGCTCCAATCTCCAACAACAGTGTGATCGACCCGAATCGTTACATCGGAGTCATCGAAAAAATCGAGGAAGTCACCTCCTCGAAGAAAGGAACACCTGGCATCAACATTGATTACAGGATCGAGAATGGGCCCGTCCAAGTCAGTGGGGCCTCGGCAATCGGTCGTCACGTGTTCCAGTCCATCTGGGTTCCCAACGAACCCGGCAAGGGCAGGGACATTGGTCTTTCTCGTGTAGCCCGGCTCTTCCATGCGTGTGGTGTCGACAGGTCTTCCATGGACATCAGCCTCTTGCAGGGGAAGTCAGTGCTCATCACCGTGGGTAAGCGCACCTACAACGGCGAAGAGAGCAATGAAGTGACTGATACGAAGCCGGTTCCTTCGGGCATGTAAAATCAGAAACTCCGGGGGGCCTCGAGTCCCCCGGAAAGGAGAACGGATGGAAAATGGTGAAGAAGTTCTTGTGAATCTCTCCCGCGATACCGTAGTTATTGGGGGAAAGGAGTATATTTCCTTCCCTGCCGCTTCTCGTGCAACAGGTATCGACATCAAAACACTCAACAACTATACTCTTTATGGGGGAGCAAAAGCAGGCAAACTGGATTTTGTGACCGTTCTCGGTCACAAATACCTCTGCCTCGAAGACCTTGCGGAATACCGTAAGCGCCTCCGTAAGTACAGAAGGAGGAATGTCGAATGGCTGGAAAAGGAAAATTGAAGACGACTGGGACCTACAAAGGCAAGTCAAATAAGCTCGGTTATGGAGGCCGTGCTGCTCAGCTCAAGGATCAGGGAGTACCCGGGGGAGTCATCGGTGAACTGGCTCGCAAAGCTCAAGCTGCACCCGGCCAGAAGAACTATCACGGCAGCCGTAAGGCCGCCAAAAAGTCCTGATGTCGAATGGCTCGAGGGCAACCCTTGGCCCTCTGACGGGGGGGTGGGGAGGAGGCGATTATTAACAAGAATAAATCTGAAGTATTGAAAGTGTTTGCAGTGGGAATTCCCGTTATCCTCAAACTCTCCGGGAATCGAGGGATTGTCACGGGAATTCTGATTTCAGATTGCTCAGTACTCTACCGAGTCTCAATCTCGGAGAATGGGTCTTACAAGGAATTGTACCTCAATCGCTTCGAGTTCGACGTTACAAACAAGAAGTACATACCCATCGGCTTTGAAAAAGAGGAGGAAAATCTGTGAAAATAGACATCCCAAAAAATTTATGGATTTCGTCGGCAGAGACCGAAATTTTCCATGAAGGCTCGCTCAATGGATTCTACGGCCTTCACTTGACGTTCTCCGGCCATCCGCTCGGCTCGGCCGAGCTCATGGCCGAGATTCTTGAACCGCTGACAAAAGTAAAACTGCCACGGCGGAAGTTCGTGGTGTTCTCTGGCATCTTCAATCCGCAAGACCCGATGTACTCGGTGGCCGTGAAGGCTTTTCAATCGTGGAAATTTTGGGTCATTGCCCAAATTTCCGACGACTCATTGAGCCTCCCGTGGCTTCACGACGTCAACTGGATTATTCTGCAAACAAAGAAGAACTTTATTCCAGTTGCAGTCAACGAAATCTGGTACACTCCCGAAGCCTCGGAAGAAGTGCCCGACGAGCCTCAAGTTCCGAATCCCGAATCGACTCAACTGTTCCTCTCCAAAGGCTATAGTGTCGCCATTTCAACCAAGTTTCTCGTTGAAGCGCGAAATGTCTGGCGAATACTGTAAGACCCAAGGGAGGAAATCAACATGCTTCATACCTCAAAACACGCCAACTGTAAATTTTGTCCTCTCTCCGAAAAGTCTCTTGTTCCCAGCGTCCTTAAGCCCGGCTGCAAGCTCATCGTGGTGGGGGAAGCTCCCGGGGCAGAAGAGGAAGCCCAAGGCCAGCCGTTTGTCGGGGCCTCTGGAAGGCTGCTAAACTGGGCTTTCTCCCGGACCAAGATTTTTCGCCCGGCTCTCTCCATTCTCAATGTGATCAGCTGTCGCCCACCCGACAATGACATCGAGAGCCTGGAAGGGCAGGAAGCCATCAACGCTTGCAAGTACCGCTTTTCCCACGAAATCGACGATCTGGCGAAAGCGGGAGCTACGACTGTCTTAGCGCTTGGAGCCACTGCGATGCGAGCCTTCGACATTGAGGGACCTATCGGAAAAAACCGTGGTTCTGTCTACGAATACGAGACCTTAAGTCACCACAAGCTGAACGTCATCCCGACTTTCCATCCCTCAGCCATCATGCGCCAGCACTGGAAGCGGTCGGGTGGAGGCTCTGCCGACAATGGAGTTCTCTGGCTCGCCGACTTCCAGAAAGCTAGGGAAATCAGCGAGAATGGCTTTGTAAAACTCGAGGAACGGTTCATCCTTGAACCTACAGTCGCTGACGTGAAAGCCTTTGTTGACCGGGCCAAAGCGACCAATGCGCTGGTTGCGGTTGATATTGAGACCACCGGACTAAACCGATTCTATGCCGACATCGTGGTTATCGGGCTGGCGACATCATCCGAGGATGCAATTAGTATCCCACTACTCACATCTCACGGGAACCGCTACTGGTCTTATCCCGATGAGCTGGTGGTGAGGGACCTCCTGAATGACTTGTTCTCCACGTGTGACCTCATGCTGCAGAACTGCTTTTTCGACGTGCCATTTCTCAATACGCACAACTTCACGGTTCCCTTTGACCGTGTTCGTCACGATACACTTCTTCTTCATCACACTATTTCTGCTGAACTTCCCCATAATCTGGGTTCCATCGTTTCGGTGTATGGGAAGACTCCGTATTGGAAGGGTGAATTTGTCAACCGGAAAACTTCTATTCTCGAGATGGATCAAAAAACCATGCGAACCTACAACCTCCGGGACTGCGTAGTACTTCATCAGATTTTCCCGACCATGTGGGGAGAGCTCGTGCAAAAAGACCTTGTGGAATTCTATAAGACGGAAGTACAGCCTCTGATTGCTCCGTTGCTTGAGCTGTCTTCGACTGGCGTCGCATTCGACCCCCCCCGTCAGGAGGCACTCAAGCGCCGGCTGGAGGCTGAAATCCAGGCACATCGGCAGAAACTTCGGGAGCTCGGGGGTCTGCCTGAGTCGTTCAACTTTGAGTCTGACGAGCACATCAGATGGTTTCTGTTCGGCGTTGAACCCTCAACATTCTCGAAGTTGGCTGAATTGCCCAAGAAGAAGCCCGGCACGAAAGTCTATCGCCAGCTTACTGAACTCCAGCGTATTCGTGATGAAGTAAAGCCGATATTTAGTTTGAAGGGGTGGACTCCGCCAAAAACCGAGACCGGAAAGTTCTCCATCGATGAAGAAAGTCTGTTAGCGTATCGCATCCAGCTCCACAACCATCTGCCGAAGGACGAAGCTGAAGTCGTGAAACTTCTCGAATGGCTCAATGTGTATAGTGAGTATACTTCGCTGGCAAAAATCTACTCGACCTACACAAAGTATCGGTCCGAAAGTAATGGAAGAATCTACGGTTCCTGGGTCCCGACAGGCACAGTCTCTGGTCGATTGAGCTGCAGAGCACCAAATCTCATGAATCTCGTGAAGTCGAGGGATGATGAGAACTCAGACCTCCAGTCGGAAATTCGTCGGATGTTCGTTGCTGCCGATGGATGCAAGCTCATTTCCTGTGACTACGTGAACTTGGAGGCCCAGCTTCTTGCGTTCGAAACTGACGACCGGGAGCTCATCGAGGTCTTCGAGAAGGGCCTCAATCTCCACGACCTCAACACGAAGTCGATGTTCCACATTACTCCAGAAGACTCTCGGTGGAAGCCTGCTCGCCGTGCGGCGAAGATTTTCTTCTTTGGTGGGATCAGCTATGGCGGTGGCGATAAGACTATCTTCGAGAAAGTCTGTCTCGAGGCTCCAGAGCTGCACTTGACGTTTGCCGAGTTCAAACAGCTCAAAGACAACTGGATGAATGACCACGAAGCCTACCGAAGGTGGCGGGATCGCATCGCCGAACAGGTGCAGAAAACCAGAACTCTTCGGACAGAATTTGGGCGGATGCGCCAATTCCTCTCCAATGACGCCAGCATCGTCCGAGAAGCTCTGGACTTCATGATCCAGTCAGCTGGCGCAAGTCTTGTCAACCGAGCCATGATTCGTACATATCAACGAATCCATGCCGAGGGATTGCGTGCGAAATTTGTGCTGCAAATTCATGACCAGTTGGTCCTTGAGGCTCCTGACGACGAAGTAGAGCGTGCAGGAAGTATCTTGAAATCCGAGATGGAGCGGCCTTTCCGCTACCACGGAGTCGAGCGAGTTATACCTGCTGAATTAGCTGTGGGGACATCACTTGCTGACGTATAAAAGGAGCATCACATGCCTCTCGATTTTGACAAGGTGCTCTCCGTCATGCAAAAGGAGGAATCTCAAGAATCCAATGAGACTCCTGGACTCCGCAGACCGCGAAAGCGCCATATCTCTGATTCTTTCATTGCAACGACATTTGAGGAATTGGGAACTGCGCCTCCCAAGGCATTCAAGGAACCAAAGGAAAAGCCCTATACTCCCGACGAAATCGACAAGCTGTTCGAGGAGAATCCTAGTTTTGTGACCGACTTCATGAATCTTGGCCGGGCTGTCGAGAGTCCTTCCCTGTTTCTTGTGTGGGGCGCATTGTGGACCATTTCTTCTGCACTCAACCGCAATGCGTGGCTGAGCTGGTATCCCCGACCAATGTATCCCAACATCTACGTGATTTTCGTCGCAAATGCCGGTGTCTGCAAGAAGTCGACGCCGCTGGAAATTGGTTCAGCCCTGCTCATGGAGAGCCAACAGAATCGCCTCTCCAACCTCGATGAGTTCGCCAATGAGTATCGAATCATTACATCGAAATCCTCGCCGGAAGGCCTGTTTCTTATGCTGAAACCGGAGGAAAAATCCTTCCTCGACCCGAAGTCTGTCGCTCCTATCAGTGTCACCCACGACAGCAAGGTTGCGATCTGCATCAGTGAGCTGGCGACCTTCCTCGGCAAACAGCAGTACAACACCGGACTCATCAACCTTCTCACTGACCTCTATGACTGCAAGGACGAGGATGCTGAAGTAACTCGGAGCCGGGGCATGGAGAAGCTCACCAACATCTACGTCACGCTGGCGGGGGCTATCACACCTACTGGACTGAGAGAATCAGTCCCCGAAGAAGCTCTGTCCGGTGGGTTCTTGAGCCGCACAATTCCTGTGTATCAGGAGACTCCCTCAAAAATCTACTCTCGGCCCCAACGACTTACCGGCTACCCACAAATCTCTGATATTGCCCCCAAGCTCGCATGGATTGCGAATAACTGCCGGGGGGAATACACGTTTTCACCGGAGGCCGAGGAAGCCTTCGATAAATGGTATCGAGGCTGGAAAGCCCAAATAATTTCCGATGCCTTGCTGGAGCATGAGAGCCGCAAGGATGTGCATATCCGAAAGGTCTCCATGCTGCTCAGGGTGGCCGACTACTCTGAATCGCATGTGATTGAGAAGAAGCATTTCATGCTGGCTGAGAAACTGGTGAGTTTCACCTTGCGCCGAGCCAACAAGGTCATCGCTGAAGTGACAACGAGTGAGTTCATCCGACAGCTGGAATCCGTCGAAGAGTTCATCCAGAAGCGACACACCGTCAGCCGGAAAGAACTCGTGTCCCGCTTCAGCCGGAACATCCGAGTCGACGAACTCAACCTCATGCTGACCCAGCTGAAACAGGCCGAGATCATTCGCATTACACT